TGTGGTTGTGCCAGATCCACTTGCACCCATAAGAACATTATTTTGAAATACCATTTATACCTCTTGTATTATTTAACATCTAGTGATGCCGCCATATGCACACTAGAACTCGATAACACAACGTAGTCAATACGGTCGACGGCAGAAGCTGTCGTTGTTAGTGTAGGAGCCGTACCCCCAACAAACTTGTAAACACTATTAAATGATAAAGTTCTTGATCCAGTACCATCCTGACGAACAAAGAAACTTCCTGTTTGTCCAGATTGAACATTCGTTGGAGCACCTAAGTTTCTACTACCACCTAATCTAACATCAAAGTTTTGACCACTGTTGAAGTTTACCGAGATTGTTGATGCATCAGTTAATGAAACAATGTCAGCTACAGCCGACTTTGTAATTCTTAATTGTTTACCTAGTGAATCAACAGCACTAACAGATATAGCTGTTGTCGCAAATAACTTGGTAGTATCTGTGATTGAACTTGAAATACTTGTAGCAGTCATACGAGTAGCCGCAACTGCCGTAGCCGATACCGTGCCACCTACTGTAATAGGACCAACAGCACCACCTTCTGTAGATAGTGCACTTACACCTACTGGGTCAACAGCATTATGTACATTTGTTCCATCACAATAAATAAACTTTGAACCACCACGAGGGGCTATAATGTTTGTTGTTGTTGCGGCTGTTTTTAATTTAACGGTATATGTGCCACCTGTTGTTTGGTTGTCAACAACGTATAATTTTTCAACACTAGGGATCACTATAGTTGAGTTTGATCCTAATGTTCCTTCAATTCTTAATACGGCATTACGAGATTGGTCGGCTGCTCCGTTACTAGCTGTTAATGAAGTTGTTGCTCCTGTTGTACTGACAACGACGACACCACCTACGGCTTCGTCCACCATGTCAATTACTTGTTGGTTAAGACGATCACCCCAGGTATTCGCATTTTCTCCATCAGCTTGCTTTTCTAATCTAAGTCTTGTTGTATAACTACTTGGCATAATTAATTACTTCCTTTTACTAATGTGTTATCACCTCCAGCTGGTGAGGCATTGTTTCTCATATCATCCTGTCTTGTTCTTCTGGCTTCATTTAGTAAGTCAGTAAATGCTCGTTGGTATTCTTGTTCCCAAACTTGAGCAGCTGTATAATTTTTCATAAACATACAGGCTTCCTTCATACTAGCATAAAACAATGCATTAGAACAATATTGTGTAAAGAAATTCTCTTGATGCACAGAAGTAGCTGCTGTTGGTTGGACAATATAAGACATTTCACAATCATAAGCCGATACTGGTGTAGGTGATACTAACAACCTATCAAATCCAAAGTTAGCATAATAACGAGGTACACCCGTACTTGTGCGTTGTGGCCAATAATCATTTAAATATTCATCAGTCTTTTGTAATAAATTAATTCGTGTGCCATCAGACTTTAAAATATTTAAGTTTTTAATTATTAATGTGTTTAATGGTTTAGTTAAGAATGGATCACCAATAACCATGTTTGATGTTGCATACTGTACAACACCATATGAATCTATTTCTCTTGTAAGCCTTCCTTCGGCTCTTTCAATAAAAGCTGGTATGTCTCCTACAAACTCTGTACTTGTGTCTTCACTTGTCGTCTTAATTCTATTTACCAATTGATTGTATGTTATGCTCATATTTGTTTAGCCTTCCACGTTTCGTTTGTTCCTCCAAAAACTTTAGGTGTCCAGATACCTCTAACTCTTGTTCTAAATTTAGCACTAACTCCTGTTAGTACCAAGTTACCATCACCATTAATATTTGGAGAAATAACTCTCGTCCTAATTAATGGTTGGAAGTTTGTTTTTCCACCCATGCCTGCGTGTATACTACACTGATAGTATAATGTAGTTGGACCATCATTCGCAACAAAGATTTGTGTATAAGCCCCAGCATTACCCGGAGTTCCTATCGTTTGTACATTTGTTGTAAAAGGTATAGTTCTACCTTCATCTAAATAAAATCGTAATGGGTGACCACTATTAGAACTATCAGATTGATCAAAGGTAAATAGTGCACGGTCCTTGACTAAATTTAAACCATACTGTTGTCTGCCATCTATAAAGTATTTATTACTACCACCTACATTTACAACTGTTACTTTAAATGTTTTACCACCGTTATATATAACTGGGTTAGCTCCAGCTTCTGTGTTTTCATTGCCTGTTGCGAAAGTTGCTGATGCTTGTGATGGTATAACATTTGTTCCAAAGAAAGCTATAGCATCTCTTAATGTAAAACTTGGTGATAATCCTGTTAAAGAAACTTTTGGACTACCAGTAAGTGATGGACTTCTCAGTGTAGTTACTAATGCTACCCCTGTAACATTATGTGTTTTAATAACTTCAACAGTTGCCGAACGTAAACTAAATCCTATATTTGCTCTGGTAACGGATACACTAGCATTAGCTGTTGTAGTTACATTACGAAGAGATAAATTTATTCCTACGTTGGTTACAAAAGCCGTGCCTGGAATAGTTACTTCTACAGAACGAAGAGCAGTAGATAGAGAAACTCCCGTTACAGTAACCGATCGATCTACAACACTACGGTTCCATGCACCTGAGTTCCAAGTATTTCTACCGTATCCACTGGTAATCACAGACATAACTGATTACCTATGGATTACGATAGTGTGATAATAGCAGTAGATGCAGCAGCAGCTGGGAATGAAATTGTAAATGTACCGTTAGTCGATACTTTATCAGACCCAAAGTCTAATACAGCAATAGCTTTATTACTATTAGATGAATTATATATTAATGCTCCTCTAGCCGAGAATGTTGTACTTGTAAAAGATATATCAGCAAAATCAATAATTGCTGTTCCACCAGCAGCAGATGTTGCACCGAGTGAAATAGTCACACCAGTTAGTGTGCCTCCACCAGGAGCATACCCACCACTTGATACAACTTCATTAGACGTTGAGTACGCAGATGTACCCGCAGATAAAGAAGCTGCACTTGTGAATAGAGCTATCTTTAAGGTATCAGTTTTAATCTGATGTCCTTCTTGTAAAACATCTCTTTTAAAAGAGTTACATACAGCTTGTGTAATGGCCATTTTTTAGTTACCTCTCTTTGTAAATGTTGAATCATCAGGACTCCATCCAGCATCACCAGTTGTAGCTAGTACGACTTCTGGACGTGCATCCCTCAAATTTTCATCGTCATCAACTCTTGGAGTCTTGTTCTGCGGATGATCCATAATATTATATCGACCATCTGTTTCCGAAGCTCCAACAATTAATCCTGTCGGCTCTCTGACTCTTTCAGAATATTTAAATCTAAATCCCGAACGGTCACAGATAAAGTATGCATACTTACCTCTTGCCATTATAACCTAAACGATGGCTTAATCAAAAGACTAGCCCTTTCTTTATCGGCATACATTGCCGAGGTTAATTCTTCTTCATACATTTGTTTTAACATACTAGCTCGTTCTGATGTAATGCCTGGTCTTTTGATAGACATCTTATAGGCAAGACCAGTCGATAAGCACGGTAAGAATCTAAATGGTATGTCTGCATCTTGATTAGATTTGGTTACATCTTCTACTTTATTAAAACTAAAATAAGATAACAATGGTGTACCACTTGCTGTTGTAGTATCTGGAGTTGGCCATAGATATAATTGAGCCGCATCTCTTAGTCTATTGATAGCATACTGTGTTGGTCTACCTGTTTGAGTTTTGTTTGTTATACGTTGATACTCTTCCATACTGAGTCGATCTAAAGCTAAGTCTGTAGTATTAGAACCATTAACTGTTCTATGTACAAGTTCAGTTATATCAATTAAAGAACTTGGTAATGTATAACTCGAAGTGCCACTTGTTAAATCTAATGTAGCAATGTTTTGTTTCCATAGTAATATACCACGATTCATCCAATCAATAAGGAGAAGGTTAAGTGTACGTCGTGCCTCGATGGGTTCAAACCCTAGAGTCTGTTCGCCACCTAACATAGACATAGCTTCTTCAATTACGTCAGCTATATCTAAGTTGAATGTTGTTGTGCCTGAAGTTGCCATA